TTTTGTAACCAAGTTTTGTCTCTTTCAAGTTCTTGTGCAAACTGCTCGCCTAATAGTTTTTCTAAATACGACAAGTCGTCGTCACTCAATTCTTGTATCTTCCGTGAAACCATTCTGTCTGTCTCTCCATGCTTGTTCGAACTGTTCTTCATAGTCATACAAAGGTGCGCCGTTACTTCCATCGATCCATAGTCGACGAAAGTATCCGTTGTAACTTTCTATTACTGTTTGAGGTGATGCGTCGAGGTGGCCTTTAACCATATAGAATATTCTGTATTCTTCTTTAAGGTCGTTTCTCAACATACTGTATTTACAAAAATGTTACAATAGAGCGCTAACATCATTGAAAATCTTGTAATATAAAATGACCATCTCTTGTACGCAAATCTAAATTGAATTTATGTTGTAGATAAATTGCAAATTCATTATCAGGAAGAGCAAAAACATATTTTGGAATATAATTTCCTTGCTCAATAAATGTCTCCATTTCTTCCCAAAATTCTTTTTGCGGATTGCTAATTGCACATTGAGCTGTGCTTTCGCAAACAAATAATTCACTTCTTCCAAATCTTTTATGTAGCATTATCTAAATACCTTTCAAACACTTCGACTAATTGTAGATCTTTCATATCAGCACTTAGCAAAAGTTCATCGTTTTTAATATATTCTGCATCTGTAATGTTTAATCTCATAGCAATATCATGCTCTCTGATCACATCGCCATATAAATTTGCTGCCCAAACTTGACTTATAATTACTAAATCTGTAGCAATATCGTCATCTAAATCCCATTTTTGTACATAATCTATAGCTGCTTGTCTTGCTTTAAAATAAGTTGTTGCTTTATGTCCTAGTTGATTAAGATAATTTTGATTCATACGTCTAATTTCTGTTGTTGTAATTCCTTGCGTCTTGCGACAATTAATTTGCTCATATCTTGTAATGCCATACGTGCTCTTTGTGCGGCAATTTTTTTGCCGAACTTTTCAAAATCTTCTGTTTCTTTCATGTATGTTTGGAAAAGAGATAACATCTCTTCATGAAGTTCTGTCATTAAGTACCGTTTGCGTAAACGTTTGGTGATCCGGTTGAAATTGAATGTGTTTGACTAGTACCGTCTCCGTCATAATGATCGCCTATACGTCCTATTTCTAAGTTGTTGGCAAAAACATTTGGAGAATATGTATCTAGTGGTGGAGAATGATTGGTTGGACTTGCAACACAAGGATCTCCATGAGGATGAGATACCATTTTGTCACCTTTGCGTACAACACCTATGCTGTTGGCAAATACATCCGAGCTGCCTTCATTACTTGATTGTGTCGTATCAGTGTTCCAGTTCCATCTGATTGCTGTTCCAAAGGAGTCAAATGCACAAGCACTACCTCTGCTACCATCTGTGCAACTTACACTGCTACTTCCATTTTTCCAAGCAACTGCTGGCATTATATTGTTAATCCTGTTGTACTTTGAGTATATTGACTTGCCATATCTTTTTCCGTTTTAGCAATCATCAACACTGCACTTTTATTTATAGACATATCACTCTCTGGACTGACTGTAAATACCCAAGGACCTAATCCAACTCCTTGCCCGTGTGCCATAAGAGCTAACGGTTTTTTAATTTTTACAATCTTATCGTTTTCTTCAACCATTCTAGCAACAATTTCTTCGCCTGCGGTTGTTTTAATGGTGATAGTATCACCAGCTTTATAAGGTGTTTCAATAATCATAAACTGTGGCCTGTTCCTGTATAACCTGTATTTTCTATATAACTTACCATTTGTTCATAACCGCCAATCTTTTGGCCATTAATTACAATTTGCGGAAAGGTTCTTGCTTCTGGAAATTCTGCTAACACTGCTTCGCGTGTAAAGTCTTTACCTAATTCTAAATATTCAAATTGGTAATTGTATTTTTCACAAAGTGCTTTTGCTTTTGTGCATGATGGACATGCAGGCTTACCCCAAATATGTATCATAGTGAAAATCCTTTCAGTTTGTTTTTGTCAACATCTTGTTTGATGCCGCCAATAATATACGATTCTACTTCTGTTTCTTGTGGTGCAACTTGCAAACCTGAGCTTGATAACCAATGTTGTGTCCACGGTAGTGGATTTGTGTTAACTGGTGCATCAAAAATTGCATCAAATCCTAATGCTTTGAGCCTACGATTAGCAATGTATTCCACATACTGGTGCAATAGTTTTGTATTCAAACCAATCATGCTACCATCTTTGAACAAATACTCTGCCCAATCTTTTTCTTCAGCGACACATTCACGCCATAGGTCGTAAACTTCTTGTTCGCAATCTTTTGCAATTTTAGCCATTTCTGGATCGTCTTTACCTTGTGCCCAAAGTTTAAGAACGTGTGTGCTAAGTGCCAAATGCTGTGCTTCATCCCTAGCGATAAGTGAAATAATCTTAGCACTACCTTCCATTAGCTTTAGTTCTCCAAAGCCAAAGGTGCAAGCAAATGACACATAGAAACGCAAACCTTCTAGAATATTTACTGTCATCATTGCAAGATACATTTTCTTTTTAACATCATACATTGTACCTTCACCACGATGAAAATAAGCATCAGAGGCTTCATTAAATGCATCATAATGTTTTGTCACTGATTCGGCACGAGCAATAATCTTTTCATCGTCAAGGATAGTATCAAATACTTCACTTGGATCTGGATACACGTTTTTCATAATATGTGTGTACGAACGTGAATGAATAGTTTCAAAGAAATCCCAAGTAACAATACAACCTTCTAGCTCAGGTAGTGAAACGTGCGGCAAAAATGCTAGGCACGGACCACGTCCTTGTACACTATCTAGCAGTGTTTGATACTTTAGGTTAGCAGTAAAGATATGTTTCTGCTCTGGGCGAAAGTTTGCGAAGTCTGCTCTATCTTTCTGAAGGCTAACTTCTTCCGGACGCCAAAAATATCCAAGCATTGTTTGGTTTAATTTGTCAAACACAGGAAACTTAAATGTGTCGTATCTCTGTGTGTTTTGATCTGCACCAAAAAACATTGTTTCTTTGGTGAAATCTACTTTTTCTTTATTAAAAACTGTCTTTGACATTATTCTTCCTCTTTGTTTCTTAAATTATAATTGGATCTGGACTATTTGTCAATATCATATTGCACACGCCTCACACATTTCGTCATCGCTGTCTAATTCGGTACCATTGATTTGTTGTGGTAGTTCTACTGGTTTTTCTTCTTCTATCTCACTTGGATCTGTTTTGTAATCATAAGTGTTTTGATAGTAGCTAGTTTTCCATCCTAGTTTGTACGTCATTAACAAGTCATTAATCATTTGACTCATTGGTACTTCGTTGTCTGGATATTGTGTAGGATTATATGACCAGTTGCCGCTAATGGCTTGGTCAAAGAACTTTTGCATAACTGCAACAACATTAATATAGCCTTCATTACTTGGCATCTCCCAAAGCAATGTGTAATATTGTTTTAGACTTTGGTATTGTGGAACAATCTGCTTAAGAGGCCCTTTTTTGGACTTCTTAACGGACAGGTAGCCGCGTGGTGGTTCGATTCCGTTAGTGGCGTTCGACACAACGGAACTGCTTTCTGATGGCATTTGAGCGGACAATGTTGAGTGACGGAGCCCGTGTTCTCTAATGTCATTGCGTAAACTATCCCAATCATAGTTTAGTGTATTCTCCACTATAGCATCCACATCCTTTTTGTATGTGTCTATAGGAAGGATGCCGTCACTGTATTTAGTGCGGTCAAAATACTCACAAGCACCACGCTCCTGCGCTAATTTGTTGCTGGCTTTGAGTAGATAGTATTGAAATGCTTCTGTCAGATCATGCACAAGTTTCCATGCTTGTGGATCACTATACTGTGCTTTGTTTTTAGCAAGATAATGTGCAAGTCCAATATAACCAACACCTAAACTGCGGCGTGCTTTTGTGCTTTTTTCTGCTGCAAGGATAGGATAACGCTGATAGTCTATAATTTCTTCTAGTGCTCTTACTGCAAGATCACATAGTTCTTCCAAATCATCTAGATCTTTGATAACTCCAACATTGATTGCACTTAAGATACACAATGCAATTTCACCTTCTGGATCATCAATGTGCTGTAGTGGCTTTGTTGGCAGTGTTATTTCTTGGCATAGGTTGCTCATGTATACAGTATCTTTGAAACTGCTATGGCTGTTTGCATGATCAACATTCATAATGTAAATGCGTCCTGTTTCGGCACGTTCTTTAATTAGATCACTAAACAGTTCCATTGCAGGTATTTTCTTTTTACGGATGCTGGTTTTGCGCTCATACATTTCATACATTTCTTTGAAAGCATCTGCATCACCAAAATATGCTTCATACAGTCCAGGCACATCCTGCGGAGAGAACAATGTAATATCTTCGTCAGCTAATAGACGCTCATACATTGTTTTGTTTAATTGTATTGAGTAGTCAAGTTTACGCACACGATTATCTTCTGTGCCTTTGTTGTTCTTTAACACAAGGATGTCTTCAATTTCTAAATGCCACAACGGGAAGTGTGTTGTAGCAGAGCCTCCACGCACACCGTTTTGTGTGCAACATCTTACAGTTGATTCAAACTTCTTCAAGAAAGGAATGATTCCTGTGTGTGCTACTTCTCCTCCACGAATCTTTGAGTTTACTGCTCTGATACGTCCTGCGTTGATTCCGATTCCTGCTCTTTGCGCAGTATAGCGTCCAATAGACATATCGCTGGCAAAGATGCTATCAAGGGTATCGTCGCTGTCAACAAGAACACAGCTTGCAAATTGCCTAATAGGCGTTCTGACTCCAGCCATGACTGGCGTTGGGATATTGATTCTAAAAAGGGAGGTCGCATCGTAGTATCTCCTAACATAATGCATACGTGTTTCTTTTGGGTATTGAGCAAACAATGTTGCAGCAATCATCATATACATGAACTGAGGAGTTTCGAACAATTGGTTAGTAGATCTATCCTGACACAGATACTTGTCTACAACTTGACGCATCCCTGCATAAGTAAAATTCTCATCACGCTTGTGATGTATGTAGCTGTCCAAACGATCAATTTCATCGTCACTATACCAATCCAGTATTTCTTTATCGTAAACACCACGATCAATATTGAGGTCTATCATTTCACGCAGAGAGATTGATTCATAACGTCCAAAAACCTCCTTGTTGATACTGTAACTCAACAAACGTGCTGCGGCTGTTTGATAATTAGGTGCGTCCAATGAGATAAGATCGTTTGCGCTTCTAACTAAAATCTCTTGTATTTCTTTGGTGCTCATGCCATCGTAAAATTGCAAATTAGCGTTCATTTCAATTTGGCTGCTGCTAACTCCTGCGAGTCCTTTGCATGCCTCCTCAACAACGAAATGTATCTTATCAATGTTGAGTGGTTCTTTTGCGCCATTGCGCTTCACGATCATAGTACCATTGGACATTTTTGCTCCTATTCTTGTTTTTAGTATAATTGGTATTTAGTTTTATAGATTAACTGTATGGTGCATTTGACATTTAAGATGTGTGATTTCTTTCCTATCAATAACTCCATTATTGTAATACCCTATTGCTTGATTGTCAACGAAAAGAAGATAGATAATGTTACTTTCTTTTTCGTCTAATACTATATGTATCTCGAAACGGCTCTGGGAAAAACGTTCTGTTAACTGTAATGTATAACAAATTCCTAGTATTTGTAAGAATTCACAATAGTCATTATTGGCAATAAGTTCCCAAGGATCAGGCCAAGTTTTGCTGTCATAAGGATCAGTGGCAAGCCTACCCAAAGGTGCCTTGCGCCAATATTCTAATACATCTTCAAATGGAGTGTCGCTGGTCTCAATACTATTCCTAAATTGATTCCAGAGACGTAGTCTGCTGTAATAATCTTTGTCAAACATATATTATACTACATGTCTCACAGTGAATCTAAAATTATCCTTGTCTGATCCAAGAGTAAAGCCTAGGTTTGTAAAACTAACTTCTACCTTATAGCTTGCTGCATTTAGCGCACCAGTAAAGTTTACTAATGAAGTGTAGAATGAATCTCCTGTAGCTGTATAGCTTTCGCTGAAACTCATTGTATCTAAAAGTAAATCATAAATTATTGTGAACGTGCCTTTTCTACAAATTGTATTACTATTTAATGTAGCATCGTAAATGTAGTCCACATAAATGGTTCCACGCTGTTGATCTGCAGGCAGTTGTAAGAAGTATGTCCTCACGCTACCTACTGCGGCGCCGTCTGATATGTAAGGATTGTGGCTTGTTCCGTCTTCACCTGCTGTTAGGTTTACATCGGTAAACAATTCAAACTCATCGTCGTCAACTATATTGGCAAAAAATGTTCTGCCATTAACCTCGGCCATACCAGTCAAACCTGTAAGCAACACAGGTTCTCCATTAGTAAAATTGTGTGCTGTAAATGTTCTAACAACCACAGGATCTGTTCTTGTAATATCTGCAATAGCTACGCTGTTATTAGTGCTGTTGCCTAGTCTTGTTTGTATTTCTGTATTCAATATAACTGATTTAGCACCTTCAACTTCAGGAGGATAGTCACCTGTGTTATATTGTCCGTTTACAGTTAGATCTTCTGTGCGTTCAAAAAAGTCATTTTCACTTTTGTTACCTACGTGGAAGCGCGGATCGTAACGAGCCTCTGTGGTTTCGCTCCTTTTGTATCCAAAACGGATCACTGCTGTTGTAGCTGTAGCACTGCTGCCGCCGTGATTACCACACGCTATAAATTTATTATCAGTGCTTACGTTATTGATTCCTTCTCTAATAACAATAGCTTCTTCATAGATATTTTCAAATGTGCTGTTGCGTATTTGGTTAGAGCTTGGCCCAGTTCTTTGTCCCGGAGCATCATCTGCTGGTGTGGTTGCTAGTCCCCATGCAAAGCCATTATAGCAATCATGTATATGACAATCGTTCCAGTTGTTGTGTGTTACATCATAATCACTGTAAACACAATATACAAAATTTCTAATAGTGCAGTTGTCAAAAATGTTTTGATTAGTGGTTACGCCAGATCCGAGGCTGTTCATAATAATGCCTTTGCTGTTAACCAATCCATCGCCTAAACTCCATGCACCTTGAATAATTAAATCTTCAAAATGACTGTCACGACAGCTCTGCAGAACCAATGCACCGTCAAATGTCTCCTTATCTATTGTCATACCTTTGATAGTGATGTTTCTAGCTTGGTTTGCTGCTGTTGTTGCAGGCGTTCCTAATAATTCGCTACCTGCTGGATTGCTTGGAGTGCTATCTCCATTAACTGTATAAAATCCATATTGACCTGTAACTCTAATAATAGTTCTTTCAGAACCGTCTCCTAACAGTGTAGCAAACGGTGGAACATATATAGGAGCATCTATTTGGTATTCACCTGCAGGAAAACGCAATACAACACGACCTTCTGGTGATAGACCTTGAACATCTGGACCTAAATATAAATTATCTATTGCTCTTTGTATTGCTGCTGTCTGGACAGTTCCATCATTTGCAACACCAAAGTCTAACACACTAACAACATCATCTAGTTTTTCTTGTAGTGTTCTAACAATGTTACCTGCTGGACCTGTGGTTATCTCTTCAGGCTTGTATGAATATTTGGCTGCTTCACCTAAAATATCTGTAAACTCTGTTAATATTTTAGTGTTGCCAACATTAGGTGCACCTTCACTAACAGAACCATTACCTATATAAAGTTCGCGGTTATCTATTGCCCAACCAAATTCACCTGATGCAAGTTGAGGTATACCTGTTCCTAAACCCGCTCTACCTCGACGAACTTGTATTCTTGATATCTGCACGACAGCCATATTTTACTCCTAGATCTACTAGAAGTATTTATCCGAACTTTTCGTAATACTGGTAGACCCTACGCCACCATTCTTGTTCCCACTCGTCAAACTCGTCTGGCCAGAGATCAAACTGTTGATACTCGCCTGCACGACTGCACATGAAGATGTGTCCTTCACGTATGTCTGTGCCATGCACTTCATTGTGTGCTATTGCATATGCTGTAAGTTGTAGGAAGTAATCTTCAACCCACTCTAGTTTCTTGGGCTTGTTTGTTTGTTTGAAATCCATTATACAAGGATTGCCTTTGTATACACCTACAAGGTCAGTTGTGCCAGCATATAGTTTAGGAACAAATAGAGGAACTTCGCTACCCCATATTTCATCTACATCATCCATAGCATGGACCTTGATAGTAGTAGCCATCATGTGTGCTTGTTGCGCATATGGATTGCTGCCTGCACTAGGCCATTCGCCTGTATCAATGTAGTCTTCAAGATACTTGTGCATCCTTGTTCCTACACCACTGGCTTCGGTAACAATTTCTTGTGCTTTCTTTTCACCTACACGTTTCTTCCAAGCGATAAGATGACTCTTATCTTTAGTTTCGCCTAGGATGGTTGTGACACTTGCTACTGGTGGTCCGCCAGGTGTTTCATATCTGCGCTTGCCATTTACTTCAACACGTTTTAACCGTTCATAGGTATACTTTTCTTTAATTAAGCTCATAACTTAATATAACATTAAATCAATAGGTTGTCAACTATAGAGTTGCACCAACATCTGTAGCACGTTTTGCCATTTGTGAAACTGCATCTGTATCTGCAACATCACCAATGTTTACATCGTCCTGTTTAAAACGTATCTTTTCTTGATCAT